CCAACCTGCCGCCGGTCCCCACGGCCCCGCCTGTGGGGCCGTGGAACCAACTGTCCGAGGCGTTCAACCGGCTCTATGGCGACAGCCGCAAGAGCCTGTCTCTGACGCAACGCCTGCGTGGCGAAGTGCTGTCACTTATCGCGGCCTATGGCGGCTTCTATGGGGTCGTGAACCTGCTTGGGCAAGTGCTGGGTGCCTACCAGAAGCTCGAAGCGGCGCAGGCCCGGCTGAACGTCGCCAACAACGGGGACATCGCCAAGTCCGCCGAGGACATGGACTTCCTGCGGCGGACAGCCGACCGGCTCGGCGTGGACCTCGGGACGTTGGCACAAGAGTATTCCAAGTTCAGCATCGCCACCCAAGGCACTAATCTGGCCGGGGAGAAGACCCGCAAAATCTTCCTGTCTGTGGCTGAGGCCGCGCGGGTCAACCGCTCGACTAACGAAGAGCTTTCAGGCGTTTTTGTCGCGCTAACTCAAATAGTTAGCAAGGGCGCTGTCCAAATGGAAGAGCTTCGACAGCAGCTTGGGGACCGCTTGCCCGGCGCTCTTCAGATCATGGCTGATGGTCTGGGCGTCACGACCGACGAGCTTATCAAGATGATGGCTGCTGGGCAGGTCACGTCCGACGCGCTGGTGCCCTTTGCTGAAGAACTGGATCGCCGCTTCGGGCCGGGCCTCGGGGAAGCTCTAGCCGGGACGACTGTGGCTCTGGGCCGGTTGCAAAACGCGGCCTTCCAAGCCCTCGTCCAGTTTGGCAACGGGGGGTTCATCACGTCCTTCACCGATCTGGCGAACAAACTGACCAAGCTGATTCAATCGGCAGACTTCGACGCCTTCCTCGGAAGCGCGTCCCAAGCGTTTTCCGTCCTGATCGACGCTCTGTCGGTGCTGGTCTCGAACTTCAAAATCTTCGTGGCTACGGTCGCAGGCTTCGCCGGGCTGAAGCTGGCCCCGATCATCATCGGCATTGCTGTCGGGATGAAGGAACTCGTCGTCGCCACCAAAGGGGCCGTGGCCGCCCAGCTTGCGGTGCGGGCTGCAATGGGTGCGACCGGCGCAACAGCAGCCACGGCTGCGGTCGGCATGACGGCCTTCCGGGCTGCCCTGACGGCCCTGCTGAGTTCCACCGGGATCGGCCTCGCCATCGTCGCCATCGCAGCGGGGATCGGCTACTGGTCGGCCAGCGCGGACGCGGCGTCTGCTGCGATGGAACACCACAAGGCCGTCGTGGATACGGTCAAGAACGCCTATGATCTAGCGGGCGGCTCGGTCGAAGCATGGCGGAAGTCCTTGGCTGATCTGACCGTGACGGAAGCCCAGCGCGACCTGAAAGACCTCACCCAGACTGCGGCTGACGCTGCCGAGGTCTTCCAGAACATTGGGGTCCGGGGAGACTTCCGGGGGAACTTCAAATTCACTGAGGCCCAGCGGGCCGAAGTGGACGCGCTGCGGGACTCGTTCCTTGCGGGCGTGATCGACAGCAAGAAGTTCATCGCAGGGATCGACGCGGTAAACCAGAAGTATAGCGACGGATCGCAGTCGGCATCTTACTATGGCATCAAGGTCATCGAGTCTGCTAAGGCGTGGGCCGAGGCGCAGGACGCGATGACGTTCGCTCAGGATGTCATCATTGCCCTGACCGACAAGACCGAGGCAGGACAGGAAGCCTTCGACCGGCTGGGCGGCTCTGCCAAGGACACGTCGGACGCGATGGCCCAAGCGGCGGAAGCCGGGGTCGGCGAGTTCAATAAGAAGCTGGAAGACCTGCAAGCCTTCCTGCCGAAAACCGGGGCGGAACTGAAGACGTTCGAGGGCACCGTCGTCGGCATCCAAGACGCCTTTGCGGCTGCCCTAAAGTCCGCCCGCGAACTGCCCGATGCCATCATGCGGATTGCAGCGGAACAACAGGCGCTCGCCACGGCAAACGCGGCCATGATCGCCGCAGCGCAGGCCGACGTTGACGCCAACTTCGGCAGCTTCACCAATGGAGCCGATGCAGCGGCAGCCCTGATCCGGCAGAAAGAGGACTTCCGGTCCACGCCATATTACGACGTGAACGCCTTCCGGGTGGGCTTCGGCTCGGACACTGTGACGTTGGCGGACGGGTCGATCCAGCGCGTCGTTGAAGGCATGTCGGTCTCTGTTGCCGATGCGAACCGTGACCTTCTGCGCCGGATCACGACCGAGTTCATGCCCATCGCGGCGCAGGCATCCGGCGGTCGCTTCGACTCCTTCACGGCCCAGCAGCAAGCGGCTCTGACCAGCATCGCCTATAACTACGGCGAGATTCCTGACCGTGTTGCTTCGGTGATCCAGAGTGGCGGGACCATCGAAGACATCGCCGCCGCGATCCGAGGGCTAGGCTCGGACAACGGTGGGATCAACAACACCCGCCGGATTCAGGAAGCCGCCCTATTTGAAAGCTCTGCCGGTGTAGAGGCCGCCGCTGCGGCACAGGTCAAGTCCGACGAGGCTGCGGCCAAGGCTGCTGAAGATGCGGCCAAGGCGGCCAAGGCCGAGGCTGACGCCACCGCAGCGACTATCGCTGACGGTGCGTTCCAGATCGACCAGCAGACCCAGATCAACGCCGGTAAGGAACGGCAGGCGGCCATTGACGCGGCGATCCGGGCAGCTAAGGAAAAAGACAAGAGCATCACGCAGGAACAGATTAACCTGATCGCCCAGCAGACTGGCGCTGTCTATGATCTGGCCCACGCGGAAGAGGCTGCCAACAAGCCGAAAGAGGATGCGAAGAAGTCCGAGGAACTGGTCAACAACCTATTGTCCCAGCGGAACTCCCTTCAGGAACAATTCAACATCGCCAAAGAGACGGGCGACACCGCCGGTCAAGAGGCACTGAAGGGCGAGATCGCAGCCGTCAACGCACAACTGATCGAGGCGATCACCAACGCGGAAGCCATGTGGATGGCCGTCGGCGGGCCGGAAGCTGATGCTGCCATCGCCAAGCTGGAAACGACACGGCTCGCGGCCATGCAGGTCGGGGTCGCGGCCAAAGTCAACTATCTCGAATGGGACAAGCTGGCGGGCCTCTTCGTGGACGGCCTAGCCTCGGCCTTCGACTCGTTCGCCCAGAAGGTCGCCAACGGCGAGAAGCCGCTGGAAGCCCTACGGGATTCGTTCCTTCAGTTCGCCTCGGACTTCCTGCTTCAGATCGCCCAGATGATTATCAAGCAGGCGATCTTCAACGCACTGTCGTCGGCCTTCGGCGGCACAGGCTTCGGTAGTCTGATTGGCCTCGCCCACACAGGCGGCGTGGTCGGCAGCGCCCGTGCTGGGTCTGGCAACCAATCTCGGCGAGTGGCCCCCGGCATGTTTGCTGGTGCCCCGCGCTACCACGTCGGCGGGATCGTCGGACTGCGCCCCGGTGAAGTGCCTATGATCGCCAAGAAAGGTGAAGAGGTCTTGACCCAGAATGACCCCCGGAATGCACTGAACGGCGGCCTGCGACCCGGTGCGCCCACGCCGCAGCAGTCGCAGGACGTTCGTATCATCAACGGCATCGACTCGGCCTCGTTCCTCGAAGCAGCCCTTGCATCCCCCACCGGGGAGAAGGTAATCCTTAACTGGCTGCGGGCGAACTCGAACGCGGTTTCTGGATCGAGGGGCTGACATGGCAATCCTATTCCCGTTCAAGCCCAACTGGAAAAATGGCTTCAAGAAGACCCTGAACTACAAAACCGAGGTCTTAGTGACGCGCGACCGAACAGAGCAACGACTGGCCCGCCGAGCCAAACCCCGGACGACTTTCGAGTTCACAGCCAACCCGGTGCGGACTGAGGTAGCCCAAGCTTCGGCATTGTTCTTCAAGGACATCCAAGGCGAGTTCATCGTTCCCGAGTTTCCGCTTTATGAGCGGAACACAACTGACCGTGTGGCTGGATTCGATAACGTAGTCCTGACGGACCCTGCGCCGTATTGGGCAGCAGTAGGGTTCTGGATCGTGATCGAGACCAGCGTGGGGCTGGAAGCTTTCCTCGTAGCTTCGGTATCCGGCGGCACGGTCACTATCGCTGGCACCCTCGCGGGGGACGCCTTGACAGGCGCAAAGGTCTGGCCGGGCGTCCTCGGTCGTCTGGACCAAGCCAGCAAGTTGGCGGCCATGACTAGCCGGGCAGCGACTTTTAACGTGAGCTTTGACGTTGACCCCAGCAATAAGAACTACCCTGCACAGACGGTCCCGTTCAATGATGGGGCTATCAGTGGCATTTTACGACACCCCGCGACTCCAATCGGCGGAACAACGACCTACTATACCCTAGCGCAGCTTGGGCTGACAGAAGAACTGGTCGAGACAGGCAGGGTCCACCTTCAGGTTTCCGTCCACTCAACCTTCGTAAATACTAACAATGGCAGCGACATGCCCGGCTACCTCAGCGCCTATGCAGCCTTCTATGCCGATAATGGTTTTGGGGCACATGCGACTTTGCCCCTGCCCGGACAGGCTTTTGAAGACTCAGGCGATGTCACTGGCGAAGGCACGAAGACCCTCGATTTGCTGCTTAGTCCGCTTACCAAGCACGTCAGTTTTCAACCGCAAGTCCTATCTACGATTCCGTTCTATACGATGGCGACGTATTCCGTTGTAAATACGGTCAGGTGGGTTCCCGAGACTGACGATGTGCAGGGATACTTCAACGGAGTGCCTACCCTCTTCATTCGGCCCAATTGGGCGTCTCCCGTCAACTTGACGGCCATCGGTGCCCTTGAACGAGTAGACTACGATAGCGGGCTTGTAGAGAACTATAGTTACCTGACGTGGAACGCAGTCTCGACTCAAGCATCGTTCATGCGACGTGATCGCGGAGAGATCGACCGGCTAGTCCAACTGTTCAACACCGCCAAGGGGCAGCAGGGCGAGTTCTACATGCCGTCTTGGCTGGAAGACTTCGATGTGGCGATTGGTGCTGCTGCCGGAGCTACTACGCTGTTGACACCCGGACTGACGCTCTACCAGAGTTACGCTGGCTCTGAGTTCCACAATACGATGGTCGTCTTTTACCGGGACGGCACGTTTCAGATTAACCCCGTCCTGAGCATCGCGGGTGCCGGGTTGAACTCGCGGACGACGGTCCACTACCCTTGGAGACAGGCCGTAAACTCGGCCAATGTTTATATGGCCTGCTGGTTCAATCGGTGCCGGTTTATGATCGACACGCTGACCCTAGACTACGAGACCGACAGCAAGGTCACGACCCAACTGACCTACAAAATTGTTAAGGGAAGCCCCTATGTCTAGCCTCTACGAAACCAGTCGAGATGCAGGCCAACCTGCGGAACTATACCTGTTCCGCTATGGGACAGACCCGCTATCCTACTATGCCTATACCGACACCAGCGAGGTGGTCTCTGTGGGGGCTTACGACTACCAACCTATACCGATCAAGCGCGGAAAAATTGTGTCATCTGGAACGCTAGACAAGTCTGCCCTATCGGTAGAAGCACCCTTGTCTTGCGAGGCCGTGGAACTTTTCCGCATTTACCCCCCGGACGAGATCGTGACGCTGGTGATTCGAGCAGGCCACACTACTGACGGATTTGCCGGATCAGAAACGGAATGGCCGGTAATCTGGTCGGGTCGAATCATTCAGTGTTCGCGCGATAATGAGAATGGCCCTATCGGCACTTTCACTTGCGAGCCAGCCAGCACGTCCATGCGCCGCACGGGCCTGCGTCGCCATTATCAACTATCCTGCCCGCACGTCCTCTACGCCCAAGGGGACTCGCTCTGCAACGCAGACAAGGTAGCCCGGTCGATCTCGACTACGGTCGAGTCGATGACGGATACCCGCGTTAGGGTGCCAGCGGCGGACTTGATGGGTTACGCCATGCCGAAGTTTTTGGGCGGCACGGTAGAGTGGGTCAGCCCTGCGGGCAGGGCCGTTCGGTCGATTATCCGAATTTCCGGCTCGTCCTTCATGCTGTCAGGCCCCACCATCGGGCTTGCAGTATCGGATGCAGTTACAGTATCTCTGGGCTGTAACCACCAGACCGACGACTGCGCGCTGCTTCACAACAACATCCTGAATTATGGCGGACAGCCCTACATCCCCCAAAAAAACCCGATCAAAACCAACCCGTTCAACTCGTGAGTCCTGACATGCCTTTTTTCGTCCAGCTACTTATCGGATTGGCGATCAGCATCATCGCCTACCTAATCATGCCCAAGCCGAAGGCACCCAAGCCCCAAGCGGCGCAAGACCTCGAAGACCCCGTGGCTGAGGCGGGCAAACCCCTGCCGGTGCTGTCGGGAAGCATGACGGTCAAGGGTTTGAATATCCTATATTGGGGCGAGAAGCAGAAGGTCTCCCGGACTGAGACCACGGGGGGCAAGAAATGACCAAGGTCACTATGAAGGACTGCGCAGACAGCGGCTTTTGCGTTCGCGGCATCATGCGCCTCGCGCGGCAACATGGGCTGGACTTTGCGGAGTTCCAACGGGATGGCATCGCCGCCGAGAAGCTGTTAGCTATTGACGACCTTAATGCAACACGGGCCGTCGAAAAGGCCAAGGCACGAGAAGAAGGGGTCTAACGTGAGTGGCGGGGGCGGAAAAACATCAACCACGTTCGCGGACTACCTGCTGTCCATTCAGTTTGGCATCTGCAAGGGGCCACTGGACTCGATAAACCAGATTTACATCAAGGAATTGCCGGTCTGGTGTGGCCTGATGACCTCGGCCAGTGTCTTGGCGATTGATCTGCCAGACCTCTTCGGTGGGGATGAATCCGAAGGCGGGCCTTTCGGGACGATTGAGTGTTACTTCGGCACGGCGGACCAGATCATGTCCACTGATGTTGCTAGTCGTATGGACCTGACGCCCACGACCATGCCGGGATACCGAGGGATCGCCAACATTTTCCTTCGGGGGAACGGCACGGGCGGGTTCAAGTTCACGACCAACAACCCCTATCTCCCCTCGACTTGGGTCAACGCAACGCGCATCCCCACAAGCCTGTCTGACGAGTTCGCCGTCATCTATCCATACAACGCGGGCTATAAGCAGGAGAACGACGTTACCACGGCCATTAACGGGTCTGCGACCTATTCGCTCGAACAGCTTGGGGTCACGGCGGCCAACGTCGATGCGGGTCTCGTGACGTTGACGACGGTCTTTACGGCGACCATGAGCTACACCGGATTGGGTGGCACTGGCCCGGCACCGGGCTACCTGCTGATGCGCCAATACTATTATGCGGACAATGGGTCAGGCGGGGTCGGTTTGGCAATTGGCGGCGTCCATACCGCAGGGCCGGGAAGCTGCACAGGTGGCGGCGACGCAAGTATGACTAACGTGCTGCCACCGTTGACACGGTTTGTTAAGATAGACCCAGACTTTCTGGTGACGTTCCCAGCCTTTACTATATCCAGCTACAAACATTCGGACACTATCAGCTACCCCAGCCACAATGGCGGTTGGTGCGCCCCTAATGGCACGCTGACAGTGCTGCCGTTGGCGAACCCCGCCCACATGATTTACGAGGCCCTG